CCAGGCTTAAACATTTAGACCGAGGGAGGCCCTCGGGGCCTCTTTCTCGTGATTTCACGAGACCAAGCCTTCGGCTTGAGGCTCCAGGCTTAAACATTTGAGGGCCCTACTAACTAATGAGTCAAGGTCGCTCAGAGCTTCTGCTCGAGTCTCTCACGAAGTTTTACTCTGAGCCCGAGAACTCGACAAATCTCAAAGATATCCTCACGACCAAGTCACAAGGAATTTCCCTTAGGAATCTTGAGTGGTTCGTGACAAACTATTCAAAGAATCGCCACGTGACATACGACTCCCCTACAGGCCGACCCTTCACTGTCCATGTTGCTTATAAGTCGAGTCTTGACGGATACTCTAAGAAACTTTTTGATCCTTTTTGTAGGACGGAGCGCATAGAGTTTCAGGGCCTTAGCACGACCGTAGCCCAACTTAATTTTATCAAGTGGTGCCTGACCAATGGCATCATTGACTACATGATTAAAGATAAGATACGCCCGCAAAACCATTCTTAAACTGTAAAACCGAGAACCCATAGTAGAAAAGGTACAGATTGTAACTCTGAAGCGCCGTGGCATACTGTGGTAAGAATGTAATTGTCAGATTGGAAGTTTGTGAATTAATTTTTGAAAAATTTAGATACCCACCCGAATTGTATTCTGTTATATTCAATCCGAATGAGTACATGTAAATATTCTTTTGAGGAACGGACAGACCGTGCTGCATAGGCTGCAGAAAGGATGTGTAAGGCCCGTTTGCGAATGTGTCTAGAATATCCTGATTATTAATTGTAATCTTTACCGTCTGGATAACATCTGTGTAATTGACTGAAGTGGTCTGTGATGCTGCTCCAAAGTTTAGTGGAATAGCCGCCGTCTGATATTGTGTGGCGTATCCGTACAAGTATCTGACAGAGTAGTATGCCGCGGAAGTCGACTCGTAGTTTTGGTTTCGAATAAACCAGGCAATCATTTGTACTGGAAAATTTGCGCTGATATTTGTAGTCACTGTACCTGCATAGGGTGCCGTGCCATCGCGCTTGACGACAGGAACTATATACCGGAGGGGTGAGTTTCTGTAATACATTCTCTCAGAATCCGTAATCTTCACGTACTCAATCAAAAGTATAGGGTTCTGTATATCCAGAGTTCCTGAATAGTTTGTAAACCAGTATTGAGGTCTAAAAGTAAATTTTATATAAACTCTTTGTCCTCCCCAAAGGGCACACAAGGGGAAGAAGGGTTTTCGGAGGCGCTCACGTCCTTTATTTCCACCACTGTGCCTTCTACAAAAGAAGAACTCGAGAGGTATGGTAAGCGGCACTTGAGTTGTTGGAGATATACCAGTTGTACCAGTTGGCTGACCTCCATTGACCTGGTTAAACATACCTATCTGCTCATCATAATCAAGGAATACCTGATCTTTGATAAAGAGCCAGTCATCGTATATAGACTCTACAACAACATCGTCAATAATAAAATCAACCTGCTGAATAATGGCCCGACCTATCTGATTGGTGTAGCTGCTACCGGCTGGTAAGCCAGGCAAGGTGCACTGAAGGAACATGTTCGCCAACAGATCGCCCTGATTTTTTGGCTGTATTTGAACAATACACGTGCCAGGCGCAGATGCCTGAATAAAGGTATTAGATGCGATAGGTGTTAAATTTAGGTAATCTTGGTACAGAACAGAGTTTGTGTATTGTTCGTATTTTGGAGTCCACTGGCTCTCTGTAAAGTTGTGAATATTTGAAATATATTGTTCTTGAGGGCCAAATGCTTCAAGGGATAACACGCCGCCTGCATTGAAGCCTAGATTGCGTTTTTCCGTGAGGGGCTCTGGAGCCAAGGGCGGGACTGGAACATTCTCATCCAGATCACGCATGTGATTCGGAAGAACCTTGAAGTTTGAGTCCTCGATAGGGGCCCTGACGAGCGGCTGTACTGTGGAAACTTGGGCAGGTACAAAGGCTGTCGAGATATTGGGGTTGAACAGACCACCTTGAGCATTTACTGGAACCCCATTTGGATACGCATCCGTGGATGGGAGCATTGGCACGAGCACCTGACCTTGACCCAATGCCATGAGCATTATTTTATCATTAAGAAAGCCATCTACCAATTTATTTCGTCCTACCTTCATTCGGAACCCAATAGCATTTGTAATTTCAGGGAGACTGGACAGAACTCCCTTGAGCTGCGTGGGGTCGGCGAGAATAGAGTCTGATGTTAGTCCAGTTTTAGAAACAAAAAAATTTAAAAGATTTCCTGACTGAGATAGGTAACTGGAGAGCTTGTCTGGGTCACTGAAAACGTACGAACTTAGGCCCAGCATCTTTCCACCTAGCACCTCGGCTAAGGCGGCGACTTGGCGCAGAACCGACATGAGTTTCTGAAGAGCTGAAGGGTCGGGAGGAGATGACAGGGGCTGAGGTGGTATTGGTGTGGCCGTGAGTATGCCATTGTAAGATACTCGGCCAATAACTCCCGACTGAAAAGAGACTGATGCGACGTTCAGACTAAAAGGCATACCCGGGAGGCCTGAGATTGTCCAACCAGGCGCGACCGCCGGAGGCAAAGGAACACTTGAATAAAATACAACTAGACCCATTTGAGTAAAGTAAGCTCCCGTCAGGGTGGGAGGAGGCGGAGGCGCTATGATTTGTGTTGGAGCCACGGTTACTGCAGCGGCTTGCTGAACCCCTTGAATAGTCTGAGGAGCGTTTACCTGGAAATCTATAGTGGCGTTGTAGGGCCCATTTTGAGGAAAGTTCCCCTGCTGAAGGGTTGTAGCTACGACTCGGGTATCTCCTTGAATACCAGATAGTCCAGTTAGCGTCCAGCCATATTGAATACCTGATGGCATGGGTGTTTGGACGTAAAAAGTGATTACGTTGGCCACTGTTTTCGAGGCTGCATAGAAGCCATTTATCTGGGTTGAGGCCATACTATTTTATACAAACATAATATGGAGGATAGTCTTATCGCATCTATACTCGCACTAACAATTTTAATTTTATTTTTTAGATTTGAAGTTAGCGAATATGCTCAGAAAAGCGGAGGCGGAGGCGGGACTGGGCCGAACGCGCATCCAAAGCCGACACCATCCCCGACTCCGGCGACTGTGTCCACAACTCCGGCGACTGTGTCCACAACTCCGGCGACTGTGTCCACAACTCCGGCGACTCCTGCGACTGTGTCCACAACTCCCGTTCCAGCAGTAACCTCAACTGTTACAAATGCCGCAACGGCTGTGTCCACAACTCCGGCGGCTGTGTCCACAACTCCGGCGACTGTGTCCACAACTCCGGCGACTCCGGCGACTGTGTCCACAACTCCGGCGACTCCTGCGTCTGTGTCCACAACTCCCGTTCCAGCAGTAACCTCAACTGTTACAAATGCCGTGTCCACAACTCCGGCGCCCGTTCCAGCAGTAACCTCAACTGTTACAAATGCCGCAACGGCCCTTCTCCCATCTCAGAGTATCCCTCGTCCTACCTGGGTCAGTCAATCCAGTTCTCCAACCTACGTTGGAACATCTCAGAATCTCCCACCGCCATCATGGCTCAGCCCAGCAGAACTATCCGTCTGGGATAGCCTACCCATTTCCAAACAAATTGAAATCACAAATAATAAACTTCCTTCTAGATCATAATGGAGGATAGTCTCATCGCAGCTATCCTCGCTCTACTCATCATACTTGCGTGGAGAAAGGGTGAAGAATACACGTCTTTCAAATCACAAATCGCAAACCTCGATGTCCTCAATGCACGCGAGGCGAACATCCATTTCAAAGACTCTGACTTTAACCAGATGGACTCGAAGCTCGCGCCCTCAGTGATGTTAAGCGGTGGTCCTCCAACGGTCCAGCACTAATCAACACTGGGCCCTGTCACATCTCTTGGAAAACTTTACGCCAGCCTCTAAAGAAATAGTCCGCTAGTAATACAATGGAGCAACTACTTACACCGAGCACAGATCGGTTCACCACCTTCCCTATACGGTACCCTGACTTGTGGGCACTCTATAAGAAAGCAGTCGGGTCCTTTTGGACCGTCGAAGAGATTGACCTAAGCACGGACCTCAAGGACTGGGATGCTCTTAACAATGATGAGAGGCACTTTATCAAAATGGTACTGGCCTTTTTCGCCGCCTCGGACGGTATAGTCATGGAAAACATAGACGTCAACTTTAGCTCTGAGGTCCAGATTGCCGAGGCCAGGTCTTTTTACGCATATCAGGGATTCAACGAGTCTATTCACTCAGAGACCTATTCTCTTATGATTAACAAGCTCGTCAGGGACTCGGCGGAGGAGGCCCTCTTGCTGAAGAGTATAGATCACGTACCAGCCATCAAGGAAAAGGCGGACTGGGCGCTCGACTGGCTCAACAAGGACGCCCCATTCGCCCAGCGCCTAGTCGCCTTCATGTGCGTCGAGGGCATCTTCTTCTCTGGCTCCTTCTGCGCCATCTTTTGGCTCAAGAAGCGTGGTATTATGCCTGGCCTGTGCTTCAGCAACGAGCTCATCAGCAGGGACGAGGGGTCGCACCTTGAATTTGCTGTGGCTCTGTATCAGCATCTGCAGGAGAAGTGCAACTCGAAAGATATTCACAAGATTGTTCAGAGCGCAGTAGAAATTGAGGAAAGTTTCATCACGGAGGCGCTTCCATGCCGTTTGATAGGTATGGATGCCGAACAAATGAAACAATATATTCGTTACGTTGGTGATCGCCTGATGAAGCAGCTGGGCCAGCAGCCCATCTTTGGGGCCGAGAACCCTTTTGCCTGGATGGAGACTATTAGTCTCGAGGGAAAGACGAACTTTTTTGAAAAGAGAGTCGGGGACTATTCAAAGCGGATGGCTGAAGAGGGCGACTCGGTCAGGTTTGATGAGGAGTTTTAGAAGAGACCGGGCGAGTCATTCACGCCATAGAACGCCTGAGTATTGGGTCCCTTGGCGTTGCTGGAGTATTTGCCAGCGACGTACTTCTCGTCCTCGTACTTCTCGTCCTCGTACTTCTCGTCCTCGTACTTCTCGTCCTCGAAGTCCTCGGCAAAGCTAGACACGAGCTTTGCTGGAATGTAGCAGGCCAGGAGCACATAGACGGCCGAGTGGAGCAGGAGACCTGGGGCGTGGGGGATGCCCTCCGCGCTGGCAACCCAGCCGCCGAGGAGCTTGCGCATAAGCTTGAAAGTTGCTGGGCTGGCAACCAGGAAAAAGAGGATCATGTATATTAGAATCTTGACCAGCATTTACTCTTTACAGATTTTTTTATTTACTCCTCCTTCTTCTCATCATAGGCCTCGGGCTCGCCATACTTCTCGTCCTCATAGTCCTCACCGTACTTCTCGTCCTCGTACTTCTCGTCCTCGTACTGAGAGTAGTACTTGCGCATCTTGCGGCGGTACAGCATGCGCATGACCATGCGGCAAACCACTGCGAACACAATGCCGTGGAGCAGGAGACCGCCCGTCTTGGGCAGGCCCTCTGGGCTGGCGACCCAGCCGCCAAGGGCCCGGGTCACCTTATATAGGGCTGGGTTTGCGATGATAAAGAAAAGAAGGACAACAATTAGCATCTTCATCCACATTTATTATAGCCAACTAAAATTTATTCATGTCATCTGGCCCCTTGGAGGCCAGGCGCGAGCCATAGTCGGTCACCCTGGAAACACTGGGATCGTAGATGGTCCGCTCCTCATAGTTTGCCCGCATTCCTGGGCGGTACTTGAGGAGCCGAAGGGTCAGCACGAAGACGAACGCGTGCAAGAAGACTCCTGCGAAGGTGGGAAGGCCCTCGGCCGACGCAACCCACGTTCCCAGGATGCTCCTGATGGTCTTGAAGGCCAATGGGCTGGCCAGCAAGGCAAAGAGGAAGAAGAGGGCGATCATTTACTAGTAGTTGCCATAATTGCTGAGATGACTCTTGTATGCTGTACGAGCATTATTGTTCGAGCTAGAGCTTACTGGCGTATTTGGTATTTTGGGCCTGGCCCCGTTGCTATTTGAAGACTGTGATGTATAGGCGGCCCTTGCCGCCTCCTCTTCAATCTGCTTTTTAATAGCATTCTTCAGGGCCGCATTGTTTGTAATGCTCATCAATTTAGACGTGAGTTTTATGCGGTTTTTTCCAATGCGAGGAGCCCCGTTCTTATTCAACTTGACTGAACGGATCATGCGGCTGAGAGCCTCCTGCTGAAGACTTGTTAAATTTTTAGACTTGCGTATATTTTCCACAAGTTTGGGACTACTCCACACGTTGAGATTTCCGTAGTACTTGTTCCCCTTCTTCATCCGAAAGGCATTAAACTGGGCCTTGCCAGGATCTATAGACTTGGGGCCAAACCCAATCTGAAATCGAGGTTCCTTATTTGTTGTCCTCTTCAAAATATTTTGAAACCTTGGACTGTTTAGGAGCCTTCCTGAATTCGTCTCCCAGAAGGAATTCGGCTGGGCAATTAGGGCCTGGCCTCTTGTAAGAGGCTTTTCAAATAATTTGCGTTTTTCCATTATGGCGAAACGTGCATTATTCCTTTGATTTTCAGTAAAGGCTTCGCCTGTTTTCTTGGCAAGGCGCTGCTCAAGCATGGTTAGCGTTCCAGGCGAATTAGCTGAATTTATATTTTGTAAAAATTTAGAAAATTTATTAGAAGATGGTGGAGCCGTTGAAGAAAGTCCTTTGTTTCCATTGCCCGCCGTGGGTTGACTTGTGGAGGCGGGCTGTGCTAGTTTTTTGAAGGGAAGAGTATGTTTATGACGGCCTTGGCTCGGTTCGCGTTGCCATTATTCTTGCCCTTCCACTTGTTAGTTATCTTTAGGCTATTGATATAATTAGTAAGAGCCTTTTTGTTCACGCCATTTATTCTGTTCTTAAATCTGGCCGCGGTTCTGTTGTATGCTCCAGGGGTGGCCCTAAAATACGTTCCTTTCCCAAACCCGCCAACTTGCTTTAGAATATCATTCCCAAGGGTTGTGATGCGGTTGCGTTTGTTCCGTAGAGCGGCAGCATTGTTGGCCCGAACTTGATTGGCACGGGCGCTTGCAGATGCGAGAGCGGCTGCGTTGGCGGCGGCCCGGCGGTTTCTGAGGTTATTAGCCTCTGACCTCAAAATAGATGTTATATTTTTCTTTTCAGAGGGTTTAGCCTGGCGCCAAAATTCTCTCAAATTCTTTATATCTTGATTTGTTAATGCTCGTAGGAGAGGTGTTTTATTTATAAACCGCTGTCCGGGCCTGAGATTGTTTATTTTGTGACCAGCTTCGATAGGATCATTTTTAAGATTATTAAGTTTCAACAACCTTACTAGGTTTGTTATTCTTTTTTTCTTGATGGCCTCAATCTTAGTGTTAGACGCAGCCCTATTAGCAGCTATTTTTTTAGCCTTGGCGGCATTTCTTTGAAGGGCCGACAGTTCATTTATAGCAGAAAATTGTTTTGTCCTACTTAATTTCAGAATTCTTGCAAAACTTTTTTTAGGAATGGTTTCCGCTACATCTGGAAATTTTTGTTTATTATTAGAAGATGCCAGCGGCGCATTAAGTTTCTTATAAAATTTTTGATTATAATTAACCGTAGCATTGTGATTTACGCGGCTCTTCAGGGTCCACAGATTCTTAAGGTTGTTTGGCGCATTATTTATTCTAGTTTTGTTCTGAATTTTAGACCAAATGGCTCTTGCGACGGCCTCGGTATTCGCGTTTAAGTTGCTGGTAAACGCGACGGCCATACCTTACGAGACGCACACAAAAAAGTTGGTCCCGTGTCCTGGCCTAAAGACCAGCCCCACTGTATAAGTAGAAAGCACTACAAATGGCTCTGTCAATCACCAAGATTTCCGACCTCTCTGTCTCCGACATCAAGTTCAGCGATGTGCGCAAGAATTCCAAGGGTGGCAAGATGGTCTACCTAAACCACAAGTCGGGTGGCAAACTGATGCTGAAGCTCCCTGCCCTCAAGGCCCCCTTCGGCCTGAGCACCTTCACTGACGAGAACTCCGGCAAGGTGACCAGCACCAACCTGCCCTTGAGTGTAGACAACGCAGCCGTGGCGTCGCGTCTTGATGAGATCAACAAGGCTGTCCTGAACTTTGTCTATGACCACTGTGAGGAGATCATGGGCAAGAAGATGAGCCGTGATACTTTGACTGAGATGTACAAGTCGCCCTTCAAGCCCGCCGCCAAGGAGGGCTACTCGCCGCTCCTGAACCTCAAGGTGATTACTGACCCTGGGTCTGGTGCTATCAAGACTGAGTCCTACGACTCGACTGGTACTGATGTGCCCCTGGACTCGCTCGAGAAGGGTCAGTTGGTCACGACCCTGGTAGAGCTCAGCCAGATCTGGCGCACGCCCGCTGGTTTCGGAGCCACTTTCCGCGTTCACCAGGTCAAGTTCAGCGCGGCCAACAAGCTCCCGAGCCGCGCTCTGGTTGAGTCTGAGGATGAGGTAGAGGAAGAGGAGGACGAGGAGGAGGAGGAGTGAATAGGGTCAAGACTTAGAATACCAGTGTAATAAATATCTGAATTACTATTAGTATGAAGGTCCTCGGATCTGGTCGTCAGGGTGTCGTCTATAACGCAGGTCCCGTGGCTCTCAAGGTGAGCCCACGAGACTTGTCTGCTGTAAAACGCGGCGAAAATCAGCCCGCACTTGTTGAATACAAGATTCATGCGGCCGTGCAAAAGGTGGCCCGTGGAGGGGTCCCCAAGGTTCTCGGCTTTTCCACACAGAAGGATTTTGTCTCGGATCTTAAAAAGAATATAAAAGAAAATAAAAATAAACATAAAAATTTTCACGAACAGAGCATATTAACCATGGAAAAGATCAAGGGGATCTCTATACGTGACTGGGTCGAAGAGAAGCACATGACCCTTACGGACGCCCAAGTCATGCGGGCCGTTCGGCAAGTCTTGGCGACTCTGAAGGCTATATCGAAAAAGTATCCAAACTTTCGTCACAATGATTTACATCTTGACAATGTGATGATAGTTGGGGGTCGGGCTAAAATTATTGACTTTGGCTGGTCACGATTATCCCGCTCGGGGGGAAACAATCCCGCGGTAAATACAGCTGTTGAGAACGGAACTGCGGGAGTCTATGGGATAGGACCTCGCACCGACGCCCGCTACGACTCTCACCTCTTCCTGAAAGAGATGCGAACGCTTTTATCAAGATATCCCAAATTCAAGAAGACCATGGCCCGTCTGGACGTTTGGGTACCTGTTGGATATCGTGGATTTAACGACCGCTATACCCGTGAGGGCCGCCTCAAGTACGGACTGAGATCTTACCCAGGACTTCCGAAACTTCACAATCTGAATGCGGCCAGACCCACGGCAAGCAGGAAGGTGTCCAAGAGCGAGCCTACGGGCTTGAAGACGCTGATGTGAGGCACGAGGGTCTTGTTCCAAAGAAACTTGAGGAAAAACGTCCAGAAAATTACGTATATGATGAATACAAGGAGGCTATACAAGCGCTCACGACGGTCGCGAGAGTAAATGATAGTCAGCATTATAATATATTTGTAGATAATAATGGACTCGACGAGTTCTCGGGCCTTGCCGAAATCGGGCTGGGAGCGCGAGTTCACCTGGGATCCGTGGGGCTCGAAGGGGGTCGTTCACGACAACTGCTATGACTACGCCTTTGGGAGTTTCAGCGCGACCCGGATATCCAAGAGCGTCCCTGGAAACAAGAGTGGCATATCTTCGAACGGCCTCAACTTCCGCAATTGTGATGGTATAGTGAAGCGGGTCCTGGCCGATAATCCTGGGTCTGTCCGCAAGATGCGTAACCCGAACGGGAAGGCGCCTGCAGGATTCTACAAGGTCATGTGCTTTGTTGCGCCAACAAATGACTTTGGAAATTCTTCTGGAGATTTTCACTGGTATGTGCAGATGGGCTCGGTGCGTTACAAGGTCAAGATTGGGGATACTGTGGCTAAACTGGCCAAGTTTTTCCACGTGCGCCCTGCAGTCGTGGCGGCTGCCGCGGCCAAGTCAAGTCGTCCCCTGAGCAACTCTGATGGAAAAATTGCTACAAATAATAAAGAAGTTCGTATGTTGGCTGCTCGTAACATCGCGGGAGCCCCCAAGCTTGTTCCTGGGAGGATTATTCGCTTTGCCGTTAATCTATGGTCTCACAAGCAAGGGCACGCATCAGGTCCCCTGATGATTGACGCCAAGGGCCGAACCATTGTCGATCCGAGAAAGTCGGATCGACGATGGCATCCAGGTTTTCACTATACAAAGTTTTGCAGTGCCTATGCCGTAAGGAGAGGGGCGGTCACTACTGGGTCTCCTACTAACCGAACTAATCGGGCAAACGGATCCGTGAACGCGCCCCCTCGGGCTAACCGGGCACGCCCAAAGACCTAAAAACTTCTTCAATATTTTCATGATCTTCAAGTTCAAAAAGTATATTCATACTTGCTTCTTCATGCGCTTCGAGAACTCGAAGATCCAGACCAAACTCTTCACGAATGGTGTGGATGTTCGAAGTGACATAAGACCGAACCTCGTGTGTCCCTTCTGCGACCCTGTCAACAACTATACGTACTCTATATTTTGGAAGATCAAAGGGAGTGCGGCACATCGGACAAGTCGGGTCACCCCTGCAGGAGCGCTTCCAACGGTCTACGCACTTAAGATGAAACTCGTGGCCACACGGCAAGGTCCGGGTCGCACGGGCGAGGGACTGTAAACAGACCGAACACTGCGTCCCATCATCCCTGTGCATGTGGCACTTGGTTTGGCCCGTGCCTGGCTGGTTCTTACACCGAGACCCAGCCGCAGTTACACCTAGGCACGTTTCCATGAAATATATCTTTTATTATGTTTTTCTAGGCTCGCCGCGATCGGGCGAGTTCTGATTCGAGAGACTTGATCGCGTCCTTGTACTTGAGGCGGAGGTTCTCCTCTACATGGCGCTTAAAGACTATGATGGGGTCGGCATCCTGCTCGGACTTGCAGAGTGGACACTCATCGGACGTTTCAAACCAGGTGAAAATGCACTTGGTATGAAACACATGCTTACATGACAGGCGTTTCTGAGAACTTCTAGAGATGTCTTCAAGACACACGGCACACGTTTGGGCAAGATGTGCGTTGCACTTTCCTTCGTGGGTCGCCAGGTTCTTGCACTTCGTCCCCTGGGTTGTCACAGAAGAGCACCTCAGAGCGCTCATTATTATTTATAATATGTAAAATTTCGGCATGGATTTCCTCAGGTTTGCGCGAGGCATCTATGATGTGTATTTTACACGAAATCCTCCCGTGAAGTTGTTTGTACAAAGAATCAAGCTCCTTCAGATAACCCAAGGTTACCTTGTCGTCACCCGTCTGACGCCGGCCGCTAATGTGAAGATAGCACTCATCTGGGGACTTGTCTAAGTATATGTATAGATCGGGAGACCACGCATGTTTATCATAAAAATATTCATAGGTCTTGACATGTTCTACTAGTTCTCGTGTCTTGGCCCACTCCCAAAATACCCACCGCGAGCTGAGGAGTGAGCGCTCATAGATGCCTGGCCCCTGGTCACAGACAGTTCTGAGGACGGCCATTTGCAAAGGAAATATCCCCTTCTTGGGATTTTCATAAAACTCCTTGAGAGGCCACTCCTCGATCGGCTCCTTGAACACCCTCGCGCCAAGGCGCTTCAAAAGGTTCAACTGGGTCGTCTTGCCTGCTCCTATGTTCCCGTCGATCACGATCTTCATTTAAGATTAAGGTTGCCATTTTTTAAAGCCGCCGTGCCTACTGGAACAGGTGCGCCACATGCGGCATTGCGGAACGGCATGTTCAGCGCCTGGATGCCGCCGTTCTGCAGGAATTGGCGGTAGTGGTAGTTGTCCTCGAACTGGATGCCGTTACGGGCCATGATGACATCATTCGATTGCTTGTTCGAAAGGTAGGATGTGAGGCAGCGGCCCTCGCCCATTCCAAGTCGCGTAGACATTTACTAGTAGGCGAGGGAAAAAACTACGCCGACCATGCCTTCCGCCCGTCCGCCTGAAGCTTCGGGACCCACTCGCTAAACTTGTGACCGAGGATTGTCTCAAAATTGTCCTTCTTGTCTGATGCACCCAGACGTACGGATGCTGGCGCTAGGATCTGATTGATGATCTTGTAGGCCAGAGCAATCTCCTTGAGTGTCTGTGCCCCCGTGACAATGATTTTACCAGTGGAAAATATGCTGGCCGTGACCCGCTTCATGCCTGGCGCTGGACAGAACTTGACCTTGACGGCGCTGTAACGATCGGGGTCGAAAGTAACGAGGAACATCCCCGGAGCCTCATCGGGCTCGCGGGAGGTGATCTTTGCCTGACTGAACACCTGGATAACCTTGGTCAGATTGACCGCCGAGTTGAGAGAAAAGTTTGTGTTTATCATCTTCACGCTGATGGTCTCGGGGAGCAGGCGATTCGGAACATCAGTCGGCAAGACCTGACCCACGATAAAGTTCACCTCACGGGCTATCCGCTGGCAGTCGAGAAGATCCGAGCAGCCCGCGACCTGTACGGAGCCGTTGGGAAAGAGCTTGATGCTCTTGTTCGAGTATTGGTCACGCGTGAAGATGGTTACTTGGTTGTAGAACGTAGTCTTTTTCAGGTTCCACTCAAAACCGCCGAAAGAAGAACCCTTGGTTCGGATCCTGATTGGTTTGAAGTTTTCGCGAAATGAGGGCAGGTCAAGGTCCCTCTCAAATTTGGCAATCATCGTCACGGTCGTGATACGGACCCAAGAAGACTCGGGGTGAGCCTTCTTGACCTCGTCGAGCGTGAGGATGTAGCGGAAGGTGTCTTCCATCTTCTTGTTACTTAAACAACGGTTCAGGGCTTTAAGCCCCCTGGTCACAGGACCTACTTTTTCTTAGTCCGGCCAGTCAGATAGCTGGTGACGCGAGTCGCTACATTGGCCTTGTTCTTTCCGTTCAGAGCGTTCTTATTTGACTTGGGTAGGATGGCCAGAAGCTTCTTCTTGGGCAGGGACCGCAGAAGTTTCTTTATGGCCGTTACCTTGGGACGCCCCTTCGTCTTGGCCTTCTTGGCTTTCTTGGAGCGACGGCGCTTTCGGAGCTTAGGAACGGCCGTCGCCACCTTGGCCGCATTATTTGCTCCGCCAAGTTGAAGAACAATCTTCACGTTCTTGGCATTCGCCCCCTTTGCGACTGCCAGTTCTGGAGAACCACCCGCCTCCTTGAGCTGGTTGGCAGCGCGGAGCACATTGTTCGGGCCTCCCGCATTCTGAACGAGGTTCAGAGCCTTGTTAGGACCGCCTATGTTATTTATAGCCCGAGTCTCCCCCATGTTCAGGGGAGGGCCAAGGT